ACTGGCGCACCTGGCTCATCCTAGCCGGGCGTGGCTGGGGCAAGACACGCACTGGTGCTGAGTGGGTCATTGACCGCATTGAGGACGGCTACCAGCGCGTGGCGCTTGTCGGCCCGACTGCCGCTGATGTGCGCGATGTCATGGTCGAAGGCGAGTCAGGCATCTTGGCCTGCGCGCCCGATGACATGCAGGCGCTCTATGAGCCGTCCAAGCGCCGCGTGACCTTCGCCAACGGGTCAATGTGCTTCATGTATTCCGCCGAGGAACCAGACCGTTTGCGCGGGCCGCAGCACGACGCCGGGTGGTCGGATGAGATCGCCGCGTGGAAGTACCCCGAGACATGGGACCAGTTGCAGTTCGGGCTGCGCCTGGGTGATGACCCGCGCTGCATCGTGACCACCACCCCGCGCCCGACCAAGGAGGTGCGCGACTTGGTGAAGGCAGCCACCACCGTGGTCACCCGTGGGTCCACGTTCGACAACGCCGACAACCTAGCGCCCGCGTTCCTAGAGCGCATCTTGCAGAAGTACGAAGGCACGCGGCTTGGGCGGCAGGAGTTGTACGCCGAGATACTGGACGACGTGCCCGGCGCTCTGTGGTCGCGCGCGATGCTGGAGCAGGCGGTGACCGGCTACAGCGAGCCTGACGCACTGCAGCGCGTGGTGGTCGCCATTGACCCAGCCGTGACCAGCGGCGAGGACTCCGATGAAACAGGCATCGTGGTCGCCGGGCGCACTGGCACGCAGGGCTTCGTGCTGGCTGATGTCACCTGCCGCCTGTCGCCCGATGGGTGGGCACGCCGAGCGGTGGAGGCGTACCACCACCACAAGGCCGACCGCATCGTGGCGGAAGCCAACCAGGGCGGCGACATGGTAAGGACCGTGCTTCGCACCGTGGACCCCAACGTGCCAGTCAAGTTGGTGCATGCCACCCGTGGCAAGCGCGTGAGGGCCGAGCCGGTGGCGGCGCTCTATGAGCAGGGCCGGGTGTTCCACGCGCAGGTGTTCGCACAGTTGGAGGATCAACTGCTGACGTGGACGCCCGACAGCCCTACGTCGCCCGACCGGCTGGACGCGCTGGTGTGGGCGCTCACGGACCTAGACCTTGCCCGGCCCGCCAAGGTGCGCGGCGTGACCGGGCCGAGGTTCTAAGCCCCAGACGCAGCAGGGGCGCCCCGTAGGACGCCCCTGCGTGCGTGTGGTGGTCGGTGTGGGCTAGAACTCAGCCACTGCCGACACCGCGCCGTCTGCGTGGATGATGTAGTGGTCGCCGTGAACGTCGGTGGCGTACACCTTGCCGTCGTCCTGCAACTTCCAGCCGTCCAGCGGCGCCAGGCTTTCCATCGCCTCCACCTGATCTGAAGTCGGGTCCGTGGTCATGCCGACACCTCCGTGTCGTCGCGGGCGTGCTGGCAGTCGGGGCACCACTGGTCAGGGTGGGCCAGTTCGGTGCGGGCCTGCGCCTGGGTGTCAAACGTGACGATGCCGCCGTGGTCATCGCACAGCAGGCACCAGCGCCCGTCACCGTCGCCTGCGGTGGTGATGCCAGCGGCGATGCCGTCCAGCAGGATGACCGTGGTGCCGGTGCTGCGCGCCTTGGTGTGCGCGCGGTAGCCGGTGTACGTCGTGGGGTCCATCGTGTCCTCCGTTGCATGAGTGGTGTGGCTCATGCGTCCATTCAACTAGACACACGGCACAAAGTCAAGCGGTACGCACCATAAACCTGTGGGTGCGCCTGGGGCGCGGGAACCGCCGCCACGGAGGTGCTGATAACGGCGGTCCCTCACGCGCCCCACACTTGCCGGGCACCACCCCGACCGGCCACCATCGTAGCGGCAGCCCCCGAACACACGACGACCCGCCATGTGGCGGGCCATGCGTGCTGCGCGTGGTTGGTGCGGGCTACAGCAGCACTTCGCCGTCCACCATCTCAGTTGCGTACCTGAGCGTGATGCGCTTCGCGCCGATGACCTGCTCACGGCGCGTCATGCGGTGCATGGGGTAGTAGGTCCGGCGCGGCCAATACTGGACCGTCAGCGGCTCGCCGTCGCGCACGGTCACCGTGATCTCATCGTGGCGCTCGCCAAGGTCAAACGCGGCAGGCGAGATGCGAATGACGCGCGCGCCGTCGTCCAGCGTGGCGTCGTCAATGAAGTAGCCGTGCTGTGCGGCAGCGTCAGTGAGGCGGGTGATGCGGTTGGCGGTCTGAGTGGTCATCGGGCTGCCTCCGCGTCGTCGGTGATGATGGTGGCCTTGCGCGGGCGCTTGGCGAAGCCGAACGTGGGGTCATCGTCGCTGGCAGTGACGTTGGCGGTGAACTGCACGCGGTCACCCTCGTCGGCGCCGGGGGCGAAGCCAATGTGGTTGCCGTCGGCGTCCCACTGCTCTTGTGACATGAGCGACGTGGGCAGCGTGCCCCACACGCGCCAGCCGTCGTCACCCTCCACGATCATGCGGAGCGACCCGCCGTAGTCGTTGTCCTGCCAGTACGTCTTGACGATGGTGCCTTCGATGACGATGCCCTGGCCGGTCGGCACGGGCTTGGCGTTGGCCTTGCGCTCGTCCTGCTCGCGCTTGCGCTCAGCCTGGCGCGTGATGCCCTGCGCGCGCTCGTCCAGCAACTTGGCGATCAGTGCAGCCTGCTTGGGGCTGATGTCGTACTTGGCAGCCTTGTCAAGCATCTGCGCCAGCAGCCCGCTGTAGCCATCCAGCACGCGGGCCTCTGCGTCGTAGCACTCCGCAAGCGCCAGGCCGTGCTGCTTGGCGTTCTCAGTGATCTGGTCAAGCCGGTCCTGCACCTTCTTGAACGCGCGCACGGCTTCCTTGCCGCCCGGCCAAGTCTCAACGCAGCCCGACATGGCGCCGTGCTGCTCGCCGTCCACAGTGGTGAAAAAGTAGACGTAGCGGCCCCAGGCGCCGCAGTGCGGGCAGGTGGCTGAGCCGGGGTCGCCATCCATCACAGGGCCGTAGTCCGAGCGCGAGGTGACGCGCGCCACAGGCATGTAGACCTCAACGTATGTGCCCTCATCGCGGGCGTGGTTGCCGCGCATGCGCTCGCGCTCCCACCGCTTGTCCATGCGGGCTTGCCACTGCTCGCGGGTGATGCCGTTGGGTCGCCCGCGCAGGGTGCTGCTGGTCATGTCGTCCTCCGTGTTGTCGTGATTGGTGGTCACGTCGTCCATTCAAGTAGACGCTGCGCCAAGATGCAACCGCTAAGGCGGGAGAACATCTACCGGCACGGGGCATACACTTCCCCGCCGTGGACGTTGCCGCCTACCTTGACGCCACCGCTGAGGCCGACATGCGCCGCCAGCGCAAGATTCACCGCGCCTGGAACATCTACCGGGGTGACGCGCCGAAGCCCCTGCGCGTGCTGCCCGGTGAGCCGGATGACAACGTGCTGCTGAACCTTGCGGGCCTGATCGTGGACACGGGCGTGGACGCCTTGTTTGGTCAGGACATTCGCATTGAGGTCGGGCTGGTGGACGACGTGGTGGACGCGCCCGCCAATGACTATGTGTACGCGGTCTATGAAGCCAACCGCGAAATGCTGCTGTGGCAGGCCGCTGCCACCAACGGCGCGGTGGCCGGGCACTCAGCCATTCGCATCATGCCGCCGCCCGATGGCGCCGCACCCGGCACGCTGCCGCGCCTGATCGTGGTGGACCCCGAGATGCTGCGCGTGATCTGGCGCCCTGATGACATCGGCGTGGTGGAGGCATACGTCCTGCACTGGATGGGCATTGACCCGCGCGGGCGTGAGATGCCCATGCGGCAGGTCATCCAGCGCGAGGGCACCGGCTGGCTCATCACCGAGCAGCAGCAGCCCGCAGGCGGTCGCTGGGTCACCACCGATGAAACGCCGTGGAACTTCACCTGGGCGCCCATCACCGATTGCCAAAACCTGCCGGAGCCCAATGCCTATTTCGGCAGGCCGGACCTGACAGACGACGTGGTGGACACCAACCTGACGCTAAACAAGGTGATGTCCAACGCCGCCCGCGTGCAGCGCATCCACGGCCACCCCAAGGTCGTTGCCAAGGGCGTGGGTGACGGTGACCTGGACGTTGGCCCCGATGAGGCCATCGTGCTGCCGGACACCGACAGTGAGATCAGCCTGCTGGAGCCGCGCGCCACGGTGTCGGACCACATCGAACTGTTCCGCACGGTCAAGGCCGCGCTGCATGAGATCAGCCGCGTGCCCGAGGTGACCGCAGGCAAACTGGACAACGTGGGCAACCTGTCGGGGCTGGCGCTGAAAATCCTGTACGGCCCGCTGGTGCGTAAGACCGAGGTGAAGCGCCGTCTGTACGGCGGGATGATTGAGGACTTGACCGCAAGGCTCGCGGAGTTCGGTGGCTTCGGCCCCGATCACCATGTGGACATCCGGTGGCCCGAGATCATCCCGAGCGACCCCGTGATGGAGTCAACTGCCGCAGAAGCCCTGCAGCGCGCGGGCGTGTCGCAGGCCACGGTGCTGAGTGAGATGGGCTACGACCCCGAGGCCGAGGCCGAGAAGCGGGCAGGCGAGCAGTCCAACATTGGCGCTGCGCTGCTCACTGCGTTTGACCGGGGCACGGACGCGGGCGACTAGCCCCCGCCGCCTGCACCTGTGACGCTTTACGAGCAGGCGCAGCGGTTCCGTGCCGATCTGCTGAAGCAGGAGCGCCGCGCGGCCAGCCGCATGGTGCGCGCCTACGCGCCTGCGTACCAGCGCATCAGCAAGGAGATTGACCAAGTGCGCGCCCGCATGGCGAAGGCGCGTGACGCGGGTGAGGCCATCAACCAGTCCTGGGTCTACCGGGAGGGGCGCCTGCGCGTGCTGCAGGCACAGGTGCTGGAGCAGATCACGCGCTTCGGCGGTGAAGCCGACATCATCATCGGCGGCGCCATTGACATCGCCACCACGCAGGGGCTGGCTGACGCGGGCGTGCTGATGGACATGGCGCTGCCCGAGGGCATCAGCGTGTCCCCCACCTCGCCGCCCGGCGCCGCGCAGCCGGTCATCCCCGAGTCGGTGCGCCTGGCAACCGGCGCGGTCGAGCAGGTGGCGGCGATCACCCGTCAGGGCGCTGCGGTCGGCAACCTGCTGGCAACGCTTGGGCCGGACGCGGTGGCCGTGGTCACCGACGCCTTGGTGTCCGGCGTGGCGCTTGGCAAGAACCACAAGGTGATTGCCCGCGACATGCGCCAGGCGATTGGCGGGAACCTCACCCGTGCGCTCACCATCGCGCGCACCGAAACCCTGCGTGCCTACCGCGAGGCCAGCCGGTCGGCGTTCGCCACCAACGATGCGGTCACCGGCTGGGTGTGGACGGCTGATCTCTCCAACCGCACCTGCGCCTCATGCTGGGCGCAGCACGGCAGCGTCCACCCGCTGGATGAGGTGATGGCAACCCACCCCCGCTGCCGGTGCAGCATGGTGCCCAAGACACGCAGTTGGCGTGAGTTGGGCTTCGGTGACACGCCCGAGGCCGTGCAGATTGAGGACGGCCCCAGCGTGTTCCGCAGGCTGCCCGCTGCTGACCAGGAGGCCATACTGGGTCCGGCCAAGTACCGGGCCTACCGTGGCCGAGAGATCACGCTGCCGGATGTGGTGGCCGAGCGGCAGTCACCCGTGTGGGGACCGTCCACCTCTGAGGCCGGGCTGAACGCCGCCAAGGCGAACGCTGCAGCCCGGCGTCAGGGTCTGCGCTAGGCCGTCACCTTCGCCGCGTGGTCGCGCGCGGCACGCTTGGCGTCGGCCAAGTCCCAGAACGTGCCCGCGTGGTCAGAGCCGTGGCGGCGCTCGCCTTCGTAGATCACCGACATGGGATGGTGGCCCAGCAGGTAGCCGATGCGGCCACCCTTCATCTCCATCTTGATGATCGAGTAGGCGCCGTCCGTGGTGCGCCAGCGGCGCCCGCGTACCTCGCTCACCCACTTCATGCCGTCACCTTGCCCTTGGCAGGCTTGGGCTTGACGATCTGCGCCACGCGCTGGTGGCTGAGTCCTGCCGCCTTGGCAATCTGCCGGTAGGTGGCCCCCTCTGCGCTGGCCTCCACGATGGCCGCGACGAACTCCGCTTCAGCGTTGCCGCGATTGGCCTTGGCCTGGGCCACGGCGTTCAGTGCGTCGGTCATTCTCCCTGCCCTCCGTTGTTGTCGTTCTGTGGCCCTGCCAGTTCCATCATGTGTGCGGCCACCGCGTAGCGCAGCGCCCACACCTCTGCGGTCTGCCCGCGCACATGCTCAACGCCCGTGCCGCGCATCAGACGCAGCACGCTGTATGCCTCCGTGCGTAGGGCGTCGGCCAAGGCGTAGTCATCGGTCATTCCGCACCGTCCAGTGGTCGCCACTCGCTGCTCGCCTGCATCACATGGTCAAACTTGCGGCACTTGGACACCGGCACGGTGATCTGGTCGTCAGTGCCGGTGAACTGGACGACAGCCTGGCCGTCAGCCACTGACAGCAGGCGCGCGATGCGCCACGACCACCCGGTGTGGACAAGCACGTTGCCCATGCCGACCTTGCGGGCGCTCATGCCGTCACCCCCAGCGAGGCCAAAGCGGCCTGAGCCTGCTGCGCGGCTTCCAGCATCGCCGCGCCCTTGGCCTCCGCGTTACGCACGGTGCCGACGCCGGACCAGCCGTTGATGTCCACGTTGCCGTCGCGCACCTCCCAGCGCACCGCCTCGCCGTCCATCTTGTCGGTGGTGAACCAAGCCACGCTGCCGTGGATGCGGTCAGCGTCGAAGCGCATGTTGCGCGGCTCAGTCGTGACCAGCAGCAGGTAGGTGCCGTCAGCCACGGTGTGTTCCATCAGGTAGGTGGACTTGATGAGCGCGTCACTGGCGTCGCCCATCTGCTTGAACGGGCCAAGCGTGGTGCGCGCCTCGTTCTTGGCAGTGGCGTACCACTCGCCGTCCTCGCGGTACGTCCAGCCCACGACGAAGTTGCCAATCTGCAGTTCGGTGGTGTCCTCGCGCTTGCTCATGCCGCCACCTCCGCGCGCACCGACGCCTGCCCGCGCACGGCTGCGGTGAACGCCTTGATGAGCCTGTCGCAGTGGTCGGCGCTGTCGCACTGGTCGGCGTATGCGCCGGGCCGGTCAGCGCGGTCTTGGTCGCTCATGCCATCGGCGTACTGGCGCGCGTAGTCGCGCTGGTTTTCCAGTGCCTCAATGATCTGCACCACGTCGTCATCGTCCAGCAGGTTGATGATGAGCGCCGGGTTGTTCACTGTCCTCACTGCCCTACCTCCGTGTTGGTACCACTGGTGTGCGTCCACATTAGTAGACGCGCCACGCTAAAGGCAAGCGGTACGGCGTGTACCGGGTGTCACTATGCACACCGCATGGCACAGCGAACGCAGCGGGGCACGACGACGAAGGCCAAGGCCAGCGCGCCAACGCCCGCTGAATCCCCCGATGCCTTCGCGCAACGCGCACGCGCTGAAATGGCGCAAGGGGGAAGTACCAACGTGAGTGACACCGAGGTGACCGAGGGCCAGGAGCCTGACATCACCCAGCCCGAGATGGGCACCGATCTGGCGCAGGACGCCACCCCGCAGGTGCAGGACACCGGGGACCAGCAGGAGCAGAGCGTGGACCCGCAGGCGCTGAAGGAGGCGCGTGCGGAGGCTGCCAAGTACCGCAAGCGCCTTCGTGATCTGGAGGCCCAGCAGCAGGCAGCGATGGAAGCGGAACTGTCGGAGTCGGAGCGGCAGGCCAAGCGCCTGGCCGACATGGAGCGCGAGTTGGTGCAGCAGCAGCAGGCCACCCGTTCACTGGCGCTGGAGAGCGCCGTTGCCATGAGGGCAAACGCCCTTGGCATCGTGGACGCCGAGGTGGCCGTGGCGCTGCTGGACCGTGACGCGCTGGAGTACGACGACACCGGCAGGCCCAATCCCGAATCACTTGACATGGCGCTAAAGCGGCTCATCAAGGCCAAGCCCTACCTCAAAACCGCACAAGCCCCGTCCAGTCCTGCCAATCCCGCGCGCAGCGAGCCTGTCGGTGAAACCGACCAACAGCGCCGCGCCCGGCTGTATGGCGGCGGCGGGGGCATCTTTGACCCGGTAGTGGCTGCCTCGCTGGGCGGCGGCGTCGTAACTAACGACTAGGAGAACTGCCGCACATGGCTTTCACCAAGGTCAGCGACATCCAGTCGCCTACCGACTACATCCAGAAGGTCTACGAGGACGCGCTGTTTGTCGCCCGTGACCAGAACCTCATGGCATCGCTTGTCACGTCCTACAGCGGTCAGGGCATTGCCCCGCGCGTGTCGTCGCAGTGGTCGTCCACCAACATTGTGTCGGTGAACGACGATGACGACCTGACTTCGCAGGCGTTCACCCCCACCGTGCTTTCCACGCTGACTCCGGCTGAGGTCGGCGCGCAGTACCTGATTACCGACCAGCGCGCGGAGTCGGACCCGTTTGGCGTGCAGCAGGCTGCTGCCGTTGAACTGGGGTCGGCCATCGCCACCAAGATTGAGTCTGACCTGGTTGGCAACTTCACCAACTTCACGGGCGGAACCGTGGGCGTGGCCGGTTCGGCCATGACGTGGGGCCGGTTCTTTGCCGCCGCTGCCCAGTTGCGCGCTCAGAAGGCAAGCGGCCCGGTGTACGCGGTGCTGCACCCGTACCACTGGCACGATCTGGCGTCTGAGGCTGCCGTGAACGGCGCCAACATGAACGCCCCGCAGTTCGGTGACGACGTGATGCGTAACCGCTTCGTGGGCATGGCCGCTGGCGTGATGATCTTTGAGTCGGCCAACATCTCCGTGGACGGCAACGACGACGCCATCAGCGGTCTGTTCGTTCCGCAGGCGCTGGCCCTTGACGTTCGCCGCGCCCCGCGCATTGAGCGCCAGCGTGACGCCAGCCGTCGCGCCGACGAACTGAACCTGTCGGCGGTTTACGCGCACGGCGTGTGGCGTCCCAAGTTCGGCGTCAAGATCATCGCTGACGCCTCCATTCCGACGTCGTAAGGGGACTGACTCATGGCGAATGAGATTCAGACCCTGGTGCTGCCGGTGGACGCCACCGCAGATGATGTGGTGTCGTTCAAGTGCTCCGACATGGGCGGCGCCATCACGCTGCTGGAGGCCTACGCGGTCAATCACGCCACCACCAGCGGCACGGCGACGTTCACGCTGGCGCTGCACAAGCGCAGCACGGCGGGAAGCGTCATCTCAGGGACGGTCGCGGCTGCCATCGGCGGCACGGCCAGCCACTGGGCTGACATGGCCCCCAAGACCTTCACCCTTGACAGCACCTACACCACGATTGACGACGGTGAGTGCCTGTCGGTCGCGCTGACCGCTGTGGACGGCGGCAGCCCGACGCGGGCGAAGGTCATCATCCACTACGCGCAGGGCAAGGCGTAGTCAGATGAGCGTGGCCGGTGGGGATAGGCGACGGCTGACAAGGGTGGGCGCCCCCGCCACCCTTCCCCACCGGCTTTCTTTTTCCGACCGGGGCACTACCGCATGGGGGCATGCATGAAGGTGCTGTGGCACTCCAACGCGCCGTGGGCCGCGACCGGCTACGGCGTGCAGACGCGGGTGTTCACCCCGCGCATCCGTGACCTTGGGCATGACGTTGCCATCAGTGCCTTCTACGGGCTTGAAGGCGCGTCCATCAAGTGGCAGGGCATGGATGTCTACCCCAAGGCGTTCCACCCCTACGGCATGGACGTAGTGGCCCGGCACGCCCAAGCCCACAAGGCCGATGTGGTCATCACGCTGGTGGACGCCTGGGTGCTGGACGCCGAGCGCATCAGCAGCACAGGCGCCAAGTGGGTGCCGTGGTTCCCCGTAGACCACGACCCCATCCCCCCGCGCGTTGCCAACGCCGTGGCGACCGCCTACGCGCCGATTGTCTACGCCAAGCACGCAGAGGCCGCATGCAATGACGCGGGCCTCAGCGTGCGCTACGTCCCGCACGGCGTAGAAACCGACATCTACAAGCCCGTGCCGGACGCCAAGCGCCGCTTCGGCTTTGATGACGATGCGTTCGTCATCGGCATCGTCGCCGCCAACAAGGGCAAGCCCAGCCGCAAGGCGCTGCCCACGCAGATCGAAGCCTTTGCCCGGTTCCGTGAGCGCCACCCCGAGGCGATGCTGTACCTGCACACGCATCTCACGCCCGACATGGAGGGGCTGGACATCCCGGCCATATTCCAAGCGTGCGGCGTCCCGCAAGAGGCGGTGCGCGTGTGCGACCAGTACCGGAACATCATGGGCTATCCCGACCCGGTGATGGCCGCGATATACAGCGCGATGGACGTGCTGAGCAGCGCCACGATGGGCGAAGGCTTTGGCGTCCCCATCATCGAAGCGCAGGCGTGTGGCACGCCGGTCATCGTCGGCGGCTGGACGGCCATGCCGGAACTGGTCGGCCAGGGCTACGTCATCACCCCCGACAAGGCAGAGCGCGTGCTTACGCCCATGGACGCCTATCAGTACCTGCCAACTGTAGATGGCGTGCTGGAAGCCTATGAGGCGGCGTATGAGGTGCGGGGTGACAAGCGCGTGGCCGATGAGGCCCGCGCGTTCGCCATGCGCTACGACGCCGATGAGGTGACCCGCACCTACTGGCAGCCGGTGCTGGCCGACATCGAAGCCGGGCTAACCACGGCGACCGACGCGCCACCTGTGGAGGTGCTGGCGTCGTGAGCGTGTCGGTGGTCATCCCGACCATTCGGGGCCGTGAGGCCCTGTGTGAGCGCACCGTGGCCGCGTTCCGCGCGACGGTGCCCGCCGACGACCTGCAGTTGATCGTTGTGCGCGAGCGGCCCAACATCGGGCGCGCGTGGAACGACGGCGCGCAGTCGGCTGATGGTGACCACCTGATGCTGGCGGCTGATGATGTCGTGCCCCACCCCGGTTGGTATGACGCGGCGGTGCAGGCCACAGATCGCGGGTGCTACCCGGCGCCACTGATTGAGAAGGTGGACGGGTCGGTGCTTGCCACAGGCTCGATGGGCGGCGGCTGGCTGCTGACCGGCTGCGCCGACTGGGCACCCGTGGCGTCAAGCCAGTTCCCGTTTCTGAAGCGGTACTGGTGGCGCGAGATGGGGCCATGCCTTGACATCCACTACTTCGCTGATGACTACCTTGCCGCCCGCGCCCGTGCGGCGGGTATCACCGTGGCGTACCGCAGCGGATACCGGCTGACCCATCTGGAGGGCACCGAGGGCCGCGATGAGATGGTCAGGAACTCCATGACCGACCGCCTGACCTTTGAGCAGGCCATGTGCCAGCCCACATGGGAGCAGGTGCCTGCGTGAGCATGCGCGTGCTGATTACGGGCGGGCTGGGGTTCATGGGCAGCCACCTTGCCGACCGCTACGCGGAAATGGGCTGTGACGTGCTGTGCCTGGACAACCTGACCGGGCATGTGGTCAGCGTCACCCACCCCACCTTCTCGTCTGTGATGATCGGGGACGCCCGCGCCATTGAGCCTAAGCATGTGGCAGCGGTGGACTTGGTGGTGCATGCCGCAAGCCCAGTGGGCGCGGCGGGCATCTTGCCAATGCAGGGCACCGTTGCGGGTGAGATTGTCGGCGCCGCGCAGAAGGTCGCAAACGCCTGCGTGACGGCGGGCGTTCCGCTGGTTCACATCAGCACATCCGAGGTCTACGGCATCACAGGCCGGGCGGATGAGTCCGACCCCTGCACGGTGCCCGCCCGCTACAGCGCGCGGCTGGAATACCAGGCGGGCAAGATCGCCGCCGAGCAGGTGGTGGGTGCATCATGCGCCCGTGGGCTTCGCGCGGTGCAGATCAGGCCGTGGAACATGGCAGGCCCGCGCGAGGCAGAGGCCAAGGGCTTCGTGGTCCCGCGCATGGTGGCCCAAGCCCTTGCGGGTGACCCCATTACGGTGTTTGAAGGCGGCGAGCAGGAGCGCGCCTTTACCGGCGTGTGGGATGTGTGCCGGTTCATCACCGACTACCTGCCTGACGATCACGACGACTGGCAGGGGCAGCCCTACAACGTCGGGGCCGAGGACAACCGCACCACCATCATCAACTTGGCCGATGTCGTGCGTGAGGTGACCGGCTCACACTCACCCATCGTCCACACATCCGGCAAGCGGGTGTTCGGGCCGCGCTATGAGGAAGCCGCAGCGGGCACCAAGTTGCCCGACGCTGCCCGTGCGCGTGCCCTGGGCTGGGTGCCCGAATCAACGCTGGTGGACATCGTGGCGCGCACCGCTGCCGAGCAGTTGGCGCCAGAAGGAGTTGCGGCATGAGCCGGGCAGGCATGGCATCACTGATTCAGCGCGTGCGCTCGCTGACCTACGCGGGCACCGCCGAATACACGCTGGGCACCGCGACCTACTGGGATGACGACCAGATTGAGCAGGTGCTGGACCGCCACCGCGTAGACATATTCCGCGAGCGGCTGGAGCGCCAGCCGACCTACGACGGGTCCGGCACGGTCATCTACCGCGTCCACTACAGCGGGTACGGAAATCTTGAAGCGGGCACCGCGCTTGTCATTGAGGACTCATCGGGCGTGGACCGTGGCACCGCCACATACTCCGTGGACTACCAGACCGGGCGCATTGAGTTCAGCGCCGATGTCGCGGGCACCACGCTTTACATGACCGCACGTTCCTTCGACCCGTTCGGTGCGGCGGCAGAGGTGCTGGAAGGCTGGGCCACCTCGCTTGCCCGCCAGTTCGACTTCTCCACCGATGGGCAGTCCTTCAGCGTGTCGCAGAAGGCCAAGGCGCTGAATGAGCAGGCGCGCGAGATGCGTAAGCGTGCGCGCGTCGGCAAGAAGCAGATGAGGACCGGCCACTGATGCTGACCGCTTCTGACCTTGCCGCGATGCAGACCACGCTGAACGCATCGCTGCCCGGCACCGTCATCATCCAGCGGTCCACCCAGTCGTCTGACGGCATGGGTGGCGTCAGTGACGCCTGGGCAAACGTCGGCACGGTCACCGGGCGGGTGTCGCCGTCCGGCGTCGGGCTTGACGACCTTGTGGGGGGCGAGTTCACCAACGTCACCCCGTGGGTGGTCACGCTTCCTGCGGGCACCAGCGTCACCGACCGCGACCGCATCGCCTACGCGGGCCAGACCTTTGAGGTGGTCAGCGTGGACAGCCCCCGGTCGTACACCACCTGCGTGCGGGTGCAGTGCAAGGAAGTGGGCTGATGGGCTACGGCAAGGGAAAGGGTAGCCGCAAGGGCGGCAAGGGCGGTCGCGGCAAGTGAGTCCGGTGATCTACAACCGGCTGCCAGCGATTGCCGCTAGCGCACGCCCGCTGGTGGACACCGCCGTGGCAAAGACCGCCGCCGATGTGGAGGCGCTGGCAAAGACCACCGCGCCGATTGACACCGGCAACCTGCGCAATTCCATCGCCTCCGACAAGGTGCGTGACCTGACTTGGCGCGTGACGGCTAACGCGGATTACGCACTGTATGTCGAGATGGGGACGCGCCGAATGGGCGCCCAGCCGTACTTGGAGCCGTCGCTTCGGGCAGGCATGGCGTCGCTTACCAAGGCACTGGGCAAGATCGCATGAGTACGTCAGCAGGAAGCGCCATCTACGCGCGGCTGGCCAATGACGCCACGCTGACAAGCCTGGGATGCACGGGCGTCTACTACGGCATAGCGCCGATGACGGCCACGGCACCCTTTGTGACCATCCAGTTGGCCGAGGGCACCGATACGCGCGTGTTCGGGGCGCGGGCCACCGTGCAGGAGCGGTGGCTTATCAAGGGATGGGACACCGGCAACAGCCACAAGCGCGCCAAGCAGATGGCCGAGCGCGCTGACGCCCTGCTGGATGAGTTCGACCTTGTGGTGGGTGGGGGCACCGCCATGTGCTGCCGCAGGCTGGGCCAGTTGCCCGATCTGACCGAGGATGACAACGGCGTGCTGTACCGGCAGGCAGGCGCCCGCTACGAGATTGAGGTACGGGCATGAGCAAGTACCGCGTACTGGTCGGGCTTGACTACCCGCCCGGCAAGCGTGCAGAGGCCGGGGATGTCGTCGCTGATCTC